GCTTTCCGGGGCGTCCTGTCCCTGGTCCTTCGGAAGGTGTACATGTGCGCCATGTCCCCCTATCCGAAGGCCTGGGCGCTGAAGGTGAAGCGCCTCCCGGGCAAGGCTTGGTACCCGGAGAAAGCGGACATCAACGGCTCCGCGAACCCTGCCCACGTCATCTATGAGACGCTGACGAACCCGGACTGGGGGATGGGATACCCGATCAACGCCCTGGATGACGCCGCCTTTCGCGCTGCGGCGGACACACTTCACGCGGAAGGCTTGGGCGTGTCGATGATCATGACCAAGCAGGACTCCATCGAGTCCTTCATATACACGGTGCTGGGACACTGTAACGGAATGTTGTACACGCGACCCGACAATGGTCAATTCGTGGTGAAGCTGATCCGCGAGGACTACGTGGTGGCGAACCTCCCGCTGTTCAACGAGTCCAACACGATCCGGCTGGAGTCCTTCGAGCGCCCGGGCTACGCGGAAATTGTCAATGAGATCGTGGTGACCTACCGTCCGCAAGGCTCCACTGAGGACGATTCCGTGACCGTCCAGGACCTCGCAGCGATTCAAGCCCAACAGGGCGTAGTGAGCCAGACGGTGAACTATCCCGGGATTGACACGGCGGCGAACGCCGCGAAGCTGGCCATGCGCGACCTCCGCCAGAAGTCCACCCCGTTCGCGCGCATCCGCATCCGGGTGAACCGGAACGCATGGAACCTGACCCTGGGGGACGTGTTCCGCTTCTCCTGGGATGAGCACAGCCTCGTGGACATCGTGTTCCGCGTCCTCGGGGTGAATTACGGCGAGCTGACCAGCGGCGAAATCGTGGTGGATGCGGTTGAGGACATGTTCGGCCTTCCGTCCTCCACCTACATGGGCAACCAGGGCTCGGGATGGGTGGACCCGGTTCAAGCGCCCAACCCGTTCGCCCTCCGCCGTCTGGAGGAGGCGAACTATTGGGACTTGGCGAACGGTCTGCCCTCGGGCGACTTCCAGGCGCTGGACAACACCTCCGCCTTCCTGATCGGCCTGATGGGCGAGCCTGCCCAGTACCTCCAGAACTATGAACTGTGGACGAAGCCCACGGGCGGGTCCTACGCATACGCGGCCACCGGCGACCCCGCGGCGCATGCTACGCTGACGAACGCGATCACGCCCATACAGACCTCCATCCAGCTGTCCAACCTGTCCTCCCGCACCGAATTTGCGCGGACGGGGACCTATGCGCTGATTGACAACGAAATCGTGCGCGTGGACACTATCGACCTGGTGAACGGGATCGTGACGGTGGGTCGGGGGTGCTTGGATACCGTCTGCGCGGAACACGCAGCCGGGGCGCGGTTTTGGTTCGCGGAGGACGCCCGCGTGCGCGACCGGCTTGAGTATAACAGCGGCGAGACCATCGCCGCGAAGGGCCTGGGCCGGTCCGGGGTCGGCATTCTGGACCTGTCCGTTGCGCCGGAGGACTCGAAGGCGCTGGTGGGCCGTTTCGCGCGCCCCTACGCTCCCGGGAACTTCCGGGTGAACAGTCTCCAGTATCCTTCGGCTATCCTCGGAGGTCTGAGCCTATCTTGGGCGCACCGCGACCGGACCCAGCAGGTGGTCCGTCCGATTATCGACCACTCCGCGGCGAACATCGGCCCGGAGCCGGGGGTGACCTACCGCGTGGACATCTACGCGGCCAACGGCAGCACGCTCCTGAAGTCGGAGCCGGGCCTGACCGGCACCAGCTGGACCTGGACCAACGAGGCGACGGAGAACACCGCGGGCCGGAACCGGATCAAGGTCACGGCGGTCCGCGACGGCCTGGACAGCTACCAATCCCACGATTGGTATGTGGATCGGGCCGGACTCGGGAACAATCTTGGAAACTATCTTGGAGGTTTGTGATGGCTATCAGTAACGGCCCGAACTTGGGCATCATGGTGAACGGTGTGCTGGGGGACCAGCATTACAACCAATTCATGTCTTTCCTCCGTGCGGTGGACGGCCTTCTCATGGGCCACGCGAAGTCCGCGACCACGACCGCCCAACCGGCTTCGCCAGCGGACGGGGACGTGTACGTGCTCCCGGCGAGCCCGACCGGCACGAACTGGTCGGGGCAGGGCCAACGGATCGCGCGTTATTCGAGCGTGGCGACGGCCTGGGAGTTCTTCGTGCCGAAGAAGGGATGGGCCATTTCCGTGGAGGATACCAACAGCACCTACTGGTATGACGGCAGCGCGTGGAAGTTCCTCCGCGGCTACGGCACGACCGCGAACCGCCCGGCGGCGAGCGCCGCCTTGATCGGGGGCCAATACTTCGACACCACCCTGGGCAAGCCGATATGGTCCACGGGCTCCGCCTGGGTGGACGCGACGGGCGCAGCTGTCTAAAATTTGCCAAGTTGTCTTGGGTTCCGTAAAATACGGCCCAAGATCATCTTGGCGCGAGGACCCCGATATGCCCATGACCCAGGAGCAAGTCGAAGACATCGCCGTTGCGGCTGCGACCCGGGCGGCGAAACTATCCGTGGAGGACGCGGCGAAGCGAGCCGCGGAAACCGTGGCCATGTCACACGCGGAGCTGAACAGCGTAGTGGCGGAGGCCGTGAAGCAAACGCTGATCCAGCTCGGGGTGGACACCTCGGACCCGCTCGCCATGCAGAGGGACTTCCAACACCTCCGCCAGTGGCGCGAGTCCGGGGAGGACTTGAAGCGCAAGGGCACCGTCGCCCTCCTGGGCATCTTCTTCTCGGGGCTGGTCAGCTTGCTCCTCCTCGGGCTCAAGGAGTGGTTCCAAAAATGAGGATGCGCTTGGGCTACTTACCTTCACATCTGAAGAAGTATAGACCCCAAGCGCCATCGAAAGCCCAGCGCCGTAACAGTTCCGACCCCCCTGCGCTTAGGTTACTTCACTTTCTCCAGTTCAGTTCTACTTCGCCCGATAAATCGCCCGGACCCCCCTGCCCAGGGAGGCGACCGGCGACCGTTCCTGCTGTTCGGAGGCCGTCCGGGGGTTTAAGGTAAGTAAGTTAAGTAAGTTAAGAAGAAGAAGAAGAAGAATATATAAACCCCCAGCCCCGCTGGGCTTCCCTGCCTACTCCACTTCATACTTCTTCAGCACGCGAAGTCGAGCGTTGGGCCACCGTCCCAAGCGCACATGATTCTCCGCTCGCCTTCGCCGCCCAGCTGGGCTATACTTCCGGGCATCACTGTGAGAAATGGAGCCACCCTATGGAATACCCCTTCAAGACCGAACCCTTCAACCACCAGCGTGAGGAGTGGTTGCGCTCCCGCGAAGAAGAAGCCCGCGCGATCTTCTGGGAACAGGGCACCGGCAAGTCCAAGCTGACCATCGACACCGCCTGCTGGCTCTGGCTCCGCGGGCTCATCGACGGCGTGCTGGTGGTCGCCCCGAACGGCGTGCACCGCAACTGGGTTGAGAAGGAAATCCCGGACCACGTACCCGATGAGGTGATCAAGCACGTCCGGGCCTTCCACTACCAGAGCCCGAAGGCCGACACCAAGTGGCACAAGCAGGCGGTCAAGGCCGTCATTGAGCACAAGGGCTTCGCCTGGCTCACCATCAGCTATGAAGCCTTCATGACCGCCTCCGGGAAGCGGGCGCTGATTGACTTCTTCGACAAGCGCCGCCTCCTGTACGTCCTGGATGAGGCGCACTACATCAAGACCCCGACCGCGGAGCGCACCAAGTCCATCCTCCGCTCCGCGAAGTACGCGCCATTCAGGCGGGTCCTGACCGGGACTCCGATTGCTCAGGGACCCTTCGACGCCTACAGCCAGATCAAGTTCTTGATTGACGACTACTGGAACAAGAACCAGCTGGGGACCTTCACGGAGTTCAAGCAGCACTTCGGCATCTGGAAGAAGGGCTGGAACCCGACCGCCTTCAACCCCAAGACCAAGAAGAACGATGGCAACGAGTATGACGTGCTGGTGGGCTATCGCCGCCTGGACGCCCTGAACAGCCTCCTTCAGCCCGTCTCCTCCCGCGTGACGAAGGATGACGTGCTGGACCTCCCGCCGAAGCTGTACAGCAAGCGGTTCTTCCCGATGACCCCGGAGCAGGGCAAGCTGTATCGCCAGTTGCGTGACGAGTACATCGTGTGGCTGGAGACGGGCGGGATTGAGCGGGACGCGGAAGCGGTCGCCGCGGAGCCGTCGCCGGACGCCTGCCCGACCTGCTTGGGCAAACGTGAGGTGGAGTTTGACGGCTTCATCTACCCGTGCCCGGACTGCGGAGACGCCCCGGACCTCGGAGCTGAAGGCACCACCCCAGTCATCGCCGCCCTCGCCATCACCCGGCTCCTCCGCCTCCAGCAGATCACCTGCGGCTACCTTCCGACCGACGATGAAGCGGAACCTGTGTACACTATCCCGGGGCCGAACCGTCGCCTGGACCTGCTCTGCGAGCTGATCGAGGAGTCCCAGCACAAGGTGATCGTCTGGGCCCGGTTCCAGATGGACATCACCCTGATCATGGACGCCCTCCGCGAGCGGGGCATCAGCGCGGTCCGCTATGACGGGCTGGTGAACGACGATGAGCGGGCGGACGCCAAGGCCCGGTTCCAGGGCGAGCGCCCCCTGTACCACAACGGACAGGTGGTTGGGCGCGAGGCCGTCCCGCCGGAGGAGCAGGCCCGCGTGTTCGTGGGCAACCCCGCGGCGGGGGCGACGGGTCTGACCTTGACGGCAGCCAAGACTGTCATTTATTATTCCAACAGCTTCAAGCTGATCGACCGCCTTCAGTCGGAGGACCGCGCCCACCGGATCGGACAGACCAACAGCGTGCTGTACATCGACCTCGTGGCTGAGGACTCCGTGGATGAGAAGGTGGTGGAAGCGTTGAGGAACAAATTCAACGTGGCGAGCCAGATCACCGGCGACCGCCTCAAAGACTGGTTGTGAGACTACTATGAGCCGTGTATTTGTTGTACAGAACCAACACCGCTGGGACCGCGACAAGCAGCGGTTCGAGCCCAAATTCAACCTCGCCCCGGCGGAGGAGTTCGGTGAGCTGGTGTTCCTGCTCAGCCCGACCGCGGCCCCGTTCCGCCCGGAGCCCATCATTGACGAGCTGAAGGAGAAGCTGGCCGACTTCGGGCCGGGGGACCACCTCCTGCTCGTGGGCAATCCGGTCCTGATCGGGTTCGCCGTCGCCATCGCCGCGGACGCCAATGACGGGGACGTGTTCCTGCTCCAGTGGAGCGGCAAGGACCAACGCTACATCGCGGTGGACGCCTCGGGCCTCTTTACTTCTTCCGATTGACCGGCTATACTTCTTCAGCGTGATTGGGATACCCCCTCACCGAAGAAACGGAGAACCACATGTCAAGTGAAAACGCATACCTGGACTATGTCCAACCTCAGACCGCCGGTGGCGAACTGAGCCAACTCACTCAGCTGGCCGAACAACAGGCCGCTGCCCAGTCGAAGGTCGCAGACCTCGAAGCCCAGCTCAACAAGGCCCGCGAAGAACTCCGCGACATCGCGGAGCGCCAGGTGCCCGAACTCATGGACCAGATCGGCATTGGTGAGTTCAAGACCACCACCGGCCTGAAGATCAAGATTGACGAGACGATCCGCGCCAGCATCCCGAAGGCCAAGGCCCCGCTCGCCTTCGCCTGGCTCAAGCAGAACGGCCATGCCGCGATGATCAAGCGCGTGGTCGCCGTCGCCTTCGGCAAAGGCGAGGATGAGAAGGCTGACGAACTGCGCCAGCGTCTCGCGGACGAGTTCGAGGTGGACGACAACGCCAGCGTCCATCCTTCGACCCTTGCCGCTTTCGTCCGCGAGAAGCTGCGTGAAGGCGAGGAAGTCCCCCTGGACCTGTTCGGGGTCCATCGTCAGCGCGTGTCCAAGATCGAAGTGTGACCAGAATGCCGGAGGACGGCCCCGGGCCTTCCTCCCAACCGAACCGCCCCGCGGGTGACAGCGGGTACAGCCGGTGAGACGGCAGGGGCTATTCGACCGGGGGCCCAATCGACCCGCTCACATTGAACCAAAGGAGCCTATCATGGCCAAGACCGATAGCAAGACCAACGATGTCGCAGTGAAGGAACAGAACACCGCAATGGCGGAGTATGGCGCATATGCCGACTACGCGGGCGCGGGCTTCGAGAACCAGACCAGCGATGACTACAGCATCCCGTTCCTCCAGATTCTTCAGGCCCTCAGCCCGCAGCTCCAGGAGAACGACAGCCTGCGCCAGGGCATGATCCTGAACACCGTGACCGGCGAAGTCTGGGACGGCAAGAAGGGCATCGCCTTCGTCCCGGCGACCACCCAGCACGTGTACGTGGAGTGGAAGCCCCGCGATGCGGGCGGCGGTTTCGTGGGCATCCACGAAGTCAACAGCGATCTGGTGAACCACGCCAAGGCCGCGTCCGCGGAGTATGGCAAGTACAGCACCCCGGACGGCAACGAGCTGATCGAAACCTTCTATGTGTACGGCATCGCGCTGGATGATGACGGCAACGCCTCGGAAGCGGTCCTGGCCTTCAGCTCCACGAAGATCAAGAAGTACAAGGGCTGGATGACCAAGGCCAAGACCATCCAGATTCCGCTGCCGGACGGTCGCCGCATTCCGGCTCCGCTGTTCGCCCACCGCTACCGCCTCAAGACCGTGAGCGAGAAGAACAACAAGGGCCAGTTCTTCAACTGGGACGCCATCGCCTTCGACGGCGAGAACGCCCAGCAGGCTCGCCTCCTGCCCGATGACCCGCTGTTCCAGTCCGCCGTGAACATCAAGTCGATGATCGAGCAGGGCAAGGCCCGCGCTGCCTATGAGTCGCAGGCTCCGGGCTCCGCGGACGAAGAAGCCCAGGGCGCAGGCGGCGGCAAGCCGGTGTTCTGATCTACCGGGAGGACCGACCCGGACGGCCCGCCCCCTCGGGCCGTACCTTCAGGGGGCCTTCGTGGCCCCCTTCTTTTCATCAGAAACGGAGAACGATCATCATGTGGAGTCCGCAACAGCAGACCGCGCTGGACCGGGTTGGGCGTTGGCTCAAGACCCGGGACAAGCCCGTGTTCCAGCTCGCCGGGTACGCCGGAACCGGCAAGACCACCCTGGCCAAACACCTCGCCGCGACCGTCAACGGTCCCGTGTACTTCGCCGCCTACACCGGCAAGGCCGCTCACGTCCTCGCGAAGTCCGGGGCGACCAACGTGAGTACCATTCACAAGCTCATCTACACGCCCAAGGACAAGTCACAGCAGCGCCTGAAGGAACTCCAAGCGGAGCGGGCGCGGCTACTCACTCACAAGCCCGTCCCGGAAACCCTCGTGGAGAAGGTCGATGCGGCGATCAAGGCGGAGCAGATCAACCTCGCCCGCCCGATGTTCCAGCTCAACACGGAGTCGCCCCTGTTCGAGGCCGCGCTGCTCGTGGTGGATGAGTATTCCATGATTGACGAGCAGATGGGGGAGGACTTGCTCAGCTTCGGTTGCCCGATCCTCGCCCTGGGCGATCCCGGACAGCTCCCGCCCGTGGGCGGCACCCCCTTCTTCAAGAACAAGCCCGACATCCTGCTCACGGAGATTCACCGCCAGGCCCAGGACAACCCGATCATCTGGATGTCCAAGGAGGTCCGCGAGGGCCGCGTGCTCCGCCCCGGCGACTACGGTGCCAGCCGCGTGATTCCCTATGGCCGCCTGCCACGCGAAGAACTCCGGGACATGGTACTGTCCACTGACCAGCTCCTCGTTGGCAGGAACGCCACGAGAATCACGAGCAACGGACGTGCCCGGGAACTCCTCGGGCGGACGAACGCCCTGCCCCAGGAAGGCGACAAGCTGGTGTGCCTCCGCAACAACCACGAGGTGGGCCTGCTCAACGGCCAGCTCTGGAAGGTCCGCCGTGACACGATCTTCGACGGCGACTATGTCATCATGGACATCGAGGGCGAGGACGGCGCGAAGGTCGAAGTCAGCGCCCACCCCCACTACTTCCACGGCAACAAGCCGGAGTATTGGGAGCGGAAGGACGCGGAGGAGTTCGACTATGGCTATGCGCTCACCGTCCACAAGTCGCAGGGCTCCCAGTGGAACAACGTCCTGCTGTTTGATGAGTGGTACGGGAAGGACCGGAAGGAATGGTTGTACACCGCCATTACCCGGGCCGCGGAACGCATCGACCTCGTTATGATGTAGCCCAAGAACAGGAGCAACGATATGATAGAAAGCCCTCAACCCTTCAAGGAGACTCGCAAAATGCACGGTCCTCAAGTACCCTACTCACAAGAACTACACGCCCAGAAGTACCGCGGCAGCGGCGAGTCCTTCCGCGAGGCCATGAACCGGATCGCCGCGGCCCTGAAGGACGATGACCAGCACTTCGCGGACTTCCGGGACGCCCTCCTGGGCATGCGCTTCCTCCCGGCGGGCCGCATCCAGTCCGCGATGGGCTCCACCCGCCAAGTCACACCCTACAACTGCTATGTCTCCGGGACGATCAACGACAGCTTCGTGGACGGCGAAGGCTCCATCATGGTCCGGGCCGCGGAAGCCGCAGCCACGATGCGGATGGGCGGCGGGATCGGCTATGACTTCAGCACCCTCCGTCCTCGCGGCGACCTGATCCGCAAGCTCCAGTCCCACTCCTCCGGCCCCATCAGCTTCATGCACATCTTCGACGCGATCTGCAAGTGCGTCGCCTCCTCCGGCCATCGCCGCGGAGCCCAGATGGGGGTGATGCGCGTGGACCATCCCGACATTGAGGAGTTCATCCACGCCAAGCAGCCCGGGAAGGACGTTCAGCCGCTCTGGGACCTCGTGGCCGAACTCCCGGAGGGGGCCCAGAAGCAGCAGCTGATCATGTCCCTCCAGCAGACCCTGAAGCTGACCGGCTTCAACGTCTCCGTCGCCATCACCGACAAGTTCATGGAGTGCGTCGCCTCCGGCGAGCCGTTCCCCCTCACCTTCGAGGGCCGGACCTACCGCGAAGTGGACGCCCGGGCGCTGTGGGACGCGATCATGCGCGGGACCTGGGATTGGGCGGAGCCGGGCGTGCTGTTCATCGACGCGATCAACCGCATGAACAACCTCTGGTACTGCGAGACCATCGCCGCCACGAACCCCTGCGGTGAGCAACCGCTCCCGCCCTACGGTGCCTGCCTCCTGGGCTCCTTCAACCTGGTCAAGTACATCTTCAAGGACGGGGCGGGCCGCTACGCCTTCGACTGGGACCAGTACCGCGAGGACATCCCGCAGGTGGTCCGCGCGATGGACAACGTGGTGGATCGCGCGATCTATCCGCTGCCGCAGCAGAAGCAGGAAGCCAAGGACAAGCGCCGCATGGGCCTCGGGATCACCGGCCTGGCCAACGCCGCCGAAGCCCTGGGCCATGAGTACGGTTCGCCCGCCTTCCTCGCCTTCGAGGCGGAGGTGCTGGACACGCTGCGTGACGAGTCCTACCTGGCCAGCGCCCACATCGCCAAGGTCAAGGGCTCCTTCCCGAAGTTCGACAAGGACAAGTACCTTCAGGGCCAGTTCATCAAGACCCTCCGCGAGGACGTGCGGGACGCCATCGCCAAATACGGCATCCGCAACTCCCACCTCACTTCCATCGCCCCGACCGGGACCATCAGCCTGTGCGCCGACAACGTCAGCTCCGGGATTGAGCCGGTGTTCGCCTACAGCTTCGACCGCACCGTGATCGAGTTCAGCGGCCCGCGGGTGGAGACGGTGGAGGACTACGGTGCCCGCGTGTTCGGGGTCCGCGGCAAGGCCTGCTCCCGCGTCACCGTCCAGGAACACGTCGCCGCCCTGACCGTCGCCGCCCAGCGGGTCGATTCCGCGGTGAGCAAGACCTGCAACGTGCCTTCCGACATCAGCTGGGAGGACTTCAAGAATGTGTACGTGAGCGCCTGGGAAGGAGGGGCGAAGGGCTGCACCACCTTCCGTCTGGGCGGGAAGCGGTCGGGCATCCTCGTGGTGAAGGATGACGGCGGCGAGCCCGAAGCGGACGCCCCGGCGGAGGAGCCGGCAAGCCAGTGCCGCATCGACCCGGCCACCGGACGGAGGGAGTGCGAGTGAAAGAACTGAGCCTGAAGGCGGTCCTGCTGATCGCCGCCGGGTTCTTGCTCATGACCGGGATGCGCCTTGCTGAATGGGCCATCCCGGTCCCGGAGCGGACCACCAACCTGAACGTCACGCAAGAAGAAATGGAGGAACCCCAGAATGAACAAGCCCCTACTCATCGGCCAAGCACCCGGACCTAACACGGACCCCGACCGGCCCCTGGCTCCCCTCCCGCGGTCCTCCGCGGGAGGGCGTCTGGCGGAGCTGGCGGGCCTATCGCCCAAGGACTACCTCAAGACCTTCGACCGCACCAACCTGCTCCACACCTTCCCGGGGCGCTGGAAGCGGGACGACAAGTGGCCCGCCCGGGACGCGGGGATTGCCGCAGCCGCGATGAAGCCCTTGTTGGGCGGTCGGCACGTCATCCTCGTTGGGCGGAACGTCGCAGAGGCTTTCGGCTACCCGGCCCAGCACCTGGACTTCCACCAGTGGTTTGCGGATGATCGCTGGGGCTTCGAGGTCGCTGTGGTTCCGCACACCTCGGGGCGCAACCATTGGTACAGGAAGCCTGGGCACGAGGACGCCGCCCGGGCCTTCTGGGAAGAAGTTGTACAACGGTTCGCCCTCCGCCGTCCAACGGTTGTTGGCCTTCGGACGGGGACCTGAAAAAGTTTAGTCAAACCACTTTACTTCTTCGGGGGCTGGGGTTAAGATTCTCTCACGGTCGAACAAGATCGCACCTCAACCCCAGAAAAGGAGCCTACCATGAACGCCATCAACTTCAACAACGTCGCCTACACCGAAGCCTCCCTGAGCGAGCTGTCCGGCCCGGCCCTGGTCGAGCTGTACAACGAAGTCATCGGCACCTTCCGCAACGGCGAGTCCGTCCCGAACGTCCGCCGATTCGCAGACAAGACCACCGCCGTGACTCGCACCTGGAAGGTGCTTCAGCGTTATGCCGAAGCGCACCCGGAAGTTGAGGCTGAGGCTGAGGCGCAGGCCGAACCCCAGAAGGTCGAAACCGTGAACGAAACCGCAACCCCCGCCCCCGTCGCTGCTCCGAAGGCCCCGAAGGCTCCGAAGTCCGCGGAGGAGAAGAAGGCCCGCGCCCCGCGCGGCACCAACCTGGCCGCCCCGGGTCACGCCCCGATCCCCTGCCGCGAGGGCTCGAAGCAGGCTATGCTCCTGGACATGCTGTCCCGCCCGAACGGTGCGACCATGGCTGAACTGATCGAAGCCCTGAGTGGCGGCAACAAGCCCTGGACCGAAGCAACCGTGCGCTCCGGCTTCGGCTGGGACATGAAGCTGAAGGGCTACGGGGTCCGCTCCGCCTTCGGCGTGGACGGCACTGAGCGGTTCCACATCGTGGTCCCGGAAGGCCACGCGATCCCGGCCCACAAGCCGCTGAAGTCCGCCCCGAAGGCTGACGCCCGCCAGACCCGCCTGGCCGACTGAGGCAAGGGTCATGGGAGCCTCGGAGCGCACCTATGACTACCTGATCCGCCGGGTGGAGTACCCGGCGGAGCGGGGATACAGAATGGAGCCCTTCAAGCTACCTCCGTGGATTCACGTGGTGATCACGGAGGACGGCGACAGCAAGTGGCTGACGGTCCATTCCCGTATTCATGTCAACAAAGAAGTCCGCATGGAGCCTTCCTTCAGTCGCCAATTCTCTGATTGGGACATCTTGAAGGACCTGAGCGGGAAAATCAGTCACGCATACTTGTGAGAAAAGACTATGAGCAGAAACTACCCCCGGCTGGACATCGAGACGTTTGGCCGACACCTGATCACCACCGGCGATCTGGACCCCATCTACATCGCCCTGGTCCGGGCGGAGTCCGCGGGCGACTTCTCCGTGCCGCAGCTCTGCCGTTGGCTCCTCGCATATTGGTGCTACTACCACGCCGGTGTCGCCTCCTTCCTGAGCGAGAAGGAGGGCGAGGAGTTCTGGCACTGGATGATGGTCGCGGCCCGCAACGAGGAGGAGACGCCCGCAGGGGGTCGCTGGCCTCGTGGGCATGAGCGCCGCCACTACCGGGCGAAGATCGCCGTGGACTCCGTGACCTCCCTCCAGGCCCGCTACGGCGACCGCCCGGAGAACATGGCCCTGTACGTGGGAGCCCGGGCGACGGAGGAGGAGCGCCTGCCCTTCCGCACCGTCTCCGCCCGCTCCCAGGAGCACAACGGCTTTGGTCCGTGGATCGGCTTCAAGATCGCGGACATGATGGACCGGGTGATGGAGGTCCCGGTGGACTTCGACAACGCCGCTGTGTTCATGTTCAAGGACCCGGAGAAGGCCGCGATGATGCTGTGGGAGCAGCGCGAGGCTCACAAGTACCCGGAGAACGCGAAGCCCAAGCGCGAGGCGATCCTGTCCGGGGTCGCGGACTACCTGATTGGGCGGTTCGCGGACCTCGCAGCCCCGCCCTTGAGCGACCGCCCCGTGAACATCCAGGAGGTGGAGACGGTCCTGTGTAAGTGGAAGTCTCACATGAATGGGCACTACCCGCTCTGGAATGACATCCGCGAGATCAACGGCGGGCTCGAACCGTGGGCGGGCCGCTGCTCCGCCGCACGGGCCTTCCTCAACCACATGCCCAAGGAGCAGTGAGATGATCGTCAACAACACCCCGGTCGAAACCTATGAGCTCAACGGGGTCCCGATCCTCGTGAAGCGGGAGGACCTGTGCGCCCCGCTCCCGGGGCCGTCCTTCAGCAAGATTCGCGGTGTGGTCGCCCACATCAAGAACCGGCCTGAGACCACCATCGGCTGTCTGGACACGTACCACTCGAAGGCGGGCTGGGCGGTCGCCTACGTCTGCCAGCAGCTCGGGAAACAGGCCGTGGACTACTGGCCCCGCTTCAAGCGCGACGGGGCCGCGGACGCCCCGCGCGTCCAACAGCAGCACGCTCGCCAGCTCGGGGCGGACCTCGTGGACATCCCGGCGGGCCGCTCCGCGATCCTGTACCATACGGCCAAGAAGCACCTGCGGGAGAACTACCACGACAGCTACCTGATGCCGAACGCCCTGAAGCTCCCGGAGTCGATCACGGAGAACGCCGCGGAGGCCGTCCGCACCGCCCCGCACCTCCCGGACTCCGGGACCCTGGTCATCAGTATCAGCTCGGGGACGGTCGCCGCCGGGGTGCTCAAGGGCTTCGAGGAGGCGGGCCTGCTCCGCAACTACAACGTCATCCTCCACATGGGATACTCGCGGAGCCAGGACGCCACCCGGGAGTACATCGAGAAGGCCGCGGGCCTGACCTTGGGCGACCGGATCAAGTTCATTGACGAGGGCTACGGGTACGCGGACGCGGCCCCGAAGAATGCTCAAGCCCCCTTTCCCTGTAACAAGTTCTATGACCTGAAGGCATACCACTGGTTGTCCACGCGGGAGCCGGAGGAGTTGATTGGTTGTGGTCCCGTGGTATTTTGGAACATCGGTGACGACTGATACACCTTTCTTCACTTTACTTATTACCCGTTACGCACTAGACTTTTTCTCATGAAGACAGACATTCAGAAGTTTGAAGAACGCTACATCCCAGAGCCTAACAGCGGTTGCTGGCTTTGGGTCGGGGCGTCTGTGAACGGGGAGAAAGGTCATTTCAGGATGCGCGGACGCGAGTGGATTGCGAGCCGCGCTGCCTGGGAGCTGTACCGCGGTCCGATCCCGGAGGGGGCTTATGTCCTCCACCACTGCGATAATCCGTGGTGCGTGAATCCCGGGCACCTGTATATTGGGTCGCAGACGGATAATATGCAGGACGCCAAGCGGCGCAACCGGCTAGTTACGCCGGGCGGTTGGAATCGCGGGCTTGAGATGCCTTCGGTTCGGGACTTCGCCCGGGATCGTTCGAGAACCCCTGATGGGAGATTTACTGATGCAATCTGAATTCGATCACAAGCAGTGGCTTGAGGGTGATAGCGGCGAAGCCGCTCAGGAGGCTTACAAGTATTTCATGCGCCCGGACCCGAACCAACGGGAGTTCCTGGGCCCAATCGAGGAGGAGGATGACCCGCTGACCGGCATGCGCGCGAAGTTCCGCATGGCGAAGGTCGGGATGGTCCGCAACGCCAAGGATGACGACAAGAAGGAGGTCAAGGTGTATCTTGGCTTCAATGACGTCACCTACCTCCCCCACATTCGCATCCCGAACGCGAAGCCCCTGCAGGGCTGGTATCAGGACAAGCACAACGACAAGAAGGGCTCCCGCGCCCGTCCCTGCTTCAGCGAGGCGATCCTGACGGAGCCTTATGGGGGCTACTGCACCGTGGGTTGCGCCTTCTGCTACGTCAACAGCGGGTTCCGTGGCTACCGCGGCACCGGCCTCATCAGCGTCCCGGTGAACTACGGCGAGCAGGTCCGCAAAATGCTCTCGAAGTCCCGGACCTCCGCCGCGGGCTACTTCTCCAGCTTCACGGACCCCTTCCTGCCGATTGAGAACGTGTACCACAACACCCAGCAGGGGGCGGAAGCCTTCGTGGAGTTGGGCCTGCCCATCTTCTTCCTGAGCCGTCTCAGCTACCCGTCCTGGGCCATCGACCTCCTGAAGCGGAACCCCTACAGCTACGCCCAGAAGTCGCTGAACACCGGAAACGACCGCGACTGGCACAAGTTGTCCCCCGGGGCCATCAGCCTTCAGGACCATATTGACGAAATCGCGGAGCTGCGCCGTCAGGGCATCTACACCTCCATTCAGGTCAATCCGGTGGTCCCGGGGATCGTGACCCATGACGACATCCGCCACCTGTTCGAGCGCCTGGCCGCGGTTGGCAACAACCACGTCATCGTGAAGTTCGTTGAGGCGGGCTACAGCTGGGCCCCGGCGATGATCGAACGCCTCCAAAAGCGGTTCGGACCGGAGCGTGCCAAAGCCTTCACCGACCTGTTCACGGAGAACCAGGCCGGAGCCCAAAAGACCATCGCGGAGCCGTACCGGGTCGAAGCCCACCAGCTGTACCGGAAGTGGGCGACGGAGCTGGGCATGACCTACGCGACGTGCTATGAGTACCGCCGCGGGAAGCCCGGAACCGGCGAACCGGCCTGGCTTTCGATGGGCCGTGAAATGATCACCGCGGACCAGTGCCACGGCCAGCGCGTCCCGATGTTCACCCGGACCGATCTGGGCCAGCCCTTCCAGGAGGTCAAGGAGTGTGCCCCCACCGGCTGTCTCCACTGCGCGGACGACAACGAGGGCAAGCCCCGCTGCGGTTCGGAGCTGTTCGGGGCGGCGAAGGCTCTGCGCTCGCCCGACTTCAAGAAGATCGTGGAACCGACCCCGCCGGAGGAGGACGGCGGCGAGCGCAAGATCATCCCGATCACGCAGATTGACTGAGCAACCCGGGCGGGGCTCCGGCTCCGCCGTTTTCAACTGAAACGGAGAACCAAGATGAAGTACATCAACGTGCGGGGCTGTAACGGCTCCGGCAAGACTACCCTGCTGCGCAGCCTGGCCCGCGATCCGCTGTGTCAGGTCACCAACGCCATCGTCCCGGACCACAAGCCGATCCCGGTGACGTATGCCCCGGGCGGCATCGCCATCATCGGGGACTACACCCCCGCCGCCGCCGGAGCGACCACCGCCGGTCTGGACCGGATCAAGACCCAAGCCGCCGCCAAGGCCGTCGCGGAGCTGGTTGGGCGGGACCCGGACGTGAAGGCGGTCCTGTTCGAGGGCGTGGTGGTCAGTACCATCTACGGTCCGTGGGCAGAGTGGTCGAAGGCGAACGGCGGAATGATCTGGGCCTTCCTGGACACGCCGCTCGAAGTCTGCCTGAAGCGCATCCAGGAGCGCAACGGCGGGAAGCCCATCAAGGAGGACCAGGTGGCCGACAAGCACCGCACCATCGCCCGGGTCCGCGACAAGGCCCTGGCGGACGGCGAGACGGTCCGCGACATCCACTGGGAGACGGCCCTGAAGGACCTGAAGGCGATCCTGGAGGAGGCGAAGTGATGACGAAGTTCGAGGAACTTGTTATTTGGCTTCTGGTCCATATCTACCGGGCCGTGTCCAAGGACTATCAGTTGCCCCCGGACGCGAGCGAGAAGGACCGCTTGAGGGATGCTTGGGCACGCGACAACCGGGACGACTTCTGGAACATGTACGCAAAAGAAATGGGGAAGCACGATGACTCTGAAAACTGATTTCACTCCACCAAAGCTACACCGGCTCCAGGG